TTGTCCTAGTGATCTTGCGCAGTATGATTTTCTGCGATTAGCAGCTTTTGATCCTGGTTTCACTTTTCCAGTCACGGCTGTTTTTAGTTTAGAACCGGGATTTTTTCTTCTATAGGCCATGACCCCGGCTTGAGTCATACCTGCTCCAGACTTTGTAGGTCTAAAGTTTTTTTTATTTCTAGCTGGCATTCCGCCTTTTGCTAGCTTTGTTCTAACTGAATAATCTTTTCTCATGGAAGTATTTTCTTTCCATAATATTTTGCTAAACTAGGATTTGAAACTTTTACTCCACCTAAATCTCCAGAGATATAACTACCTCTATAATTTCTTTGAGCTTGTCTGATCATACTATTACCTACAGCTCCACCTTTAGCTTTTTTAGTTCTTTTTGTAAAAGTTGCAACGTTAGTAGGTTTGCCGCCTGGATTACCGGCTGCTCTTTTTCTGCTGACAGCAGATGCCTTTTGTGAGCTTGTCATCCGTGTGGCTTTTGCAAGTGGTACGCATTTCGGATATTTTCTTTTGCTTCCCTTCGATCTCCCGCACGGCTGATATTTTCCGTTCTTCTTCGGAGCTCCAATGTCCACCCATTTCTCTTGAACCCATTTGCGTAAACCCATTATCTGATTTCACAACCTTGACCTTTGATCAAGCCGCCTTTAGCTTTTTTATTTCTTTTACCGCCTGGTGTTATTTTACCAGAGCAAACTCCTGATGCGTACATATTAGCATATGCGCTTGGGTACACCTTAAATTTTCTTTTCGCCGCTGCTTTACCTTTTGCACAAAGTTTAGCCATTTACTACCTCTACACAATCAGGACATCTAAATTTATATTTAGGATGATTATCACAATGTCCAACTTTAATCTTTGCAACAACTGCAGAAGATTTTTTAAAACTGAATAAACTTTTTATCCAGTTCCACATTATCTAACCTTGCCACCCTTTTTCATAAAGCCCATTTTGTTTCGAACTTTAGTTGGTAACTTAGCTAAGCCTGGGTTTTTATTTTTATCTACAGGTTTCATTGCTGATCCACCGTCTTTTAATTTAGAAACACCACCAGCTGCTGCTATTTTATCTAAACCTCTTCTAAAGATTTTCTTATCTCTATCTGATTTAGCCATAGCTTCTGCTGCACTTGCATCTCCTGTTTTAAGAGACGTACCTTTTTTAGCAAAGTATTTGTCTACTGCATCTCTTGTATCTTTTTTCTTAGCGGCTGGTTTTTTTCTAAAACCTTTAGCTGCTAAAACAGCTGCACCTATTCCTGCTGCTGCCTTACCGACTTTTTTTAAGAAGCCACCTTTTTTAAGAGCTACTCTTGGGTTAGCTACTTGTGTGTTATATAGTCTGTTTGCCATTATTTTTTTACTCCTTTAAATATTTGTGTTCCTTTTATACCATAAATACTTGCAACTACAAGTATCCATAAATTTGTAAACCATTTCGGAAGTTCTGAGAACATTTCAAAAAATAGTTTTACCTTGTCCATCGCTCCCGGGTCGTCCGATACCACTGCCCAGGCCAAAATTGCGATCGGCGTTGACAATATTATGAGAACTGCCTCGTCCTTCCAGTCAGATTGTCTAGCTTCTAATAATTTACCTTGGTAAGCTTCTTCACCACGGGCCATTTTTGATGCATGCATAAGCTGTGCATCAGACATTGCCATCTTCGTCTTCTGCTTGTTAGCATAAATTTTACTACCAGCAGAAACGGCTAATTTAATTGCCGAGAACCACATAGGTTAATACCAAGTTGCTGTTTTTTTCTTTTCCGGTAACATTCTTCTAGTTCCTCTAACTTTTTCCTTATCTCCTGTAGGAATTCCGTTAAAAGCACCATCAGCAGTTGACTTAGATCTAGGATCTATCTCAACATTCTGAGAAGGTATTGCTACTTTTTTAGATTTTTTATAGTTCATCATAAATTATCTCCGTTTTTATATTGTTTTAACTTTTTTATTTGATTTTGTCATGCTTTTTCTTACTAATCGTCTATTTCTACGACAGCAGACTGAACTCCTGATTTAGCAAGGGAAACTCCCGCTCTTAATTTAGCCAAATCTTCGTTCTGTTCTAGTTTATCCTCTGAAATATCTTTAGCTTGCATTAATTTAGCTCTATCTAATTCAGCTTTAGACTCATCCGCTTCTCTCTTACGCTCATTTTCCATAGCTCTAAGATCAACTTCTCTAGATTTTAACTTCAATAAAGGATCTGAATCAAATTGTGATGTAATTTTCTTCTCTTCCTTCATAAACTCTTCAGTCATTTCTGCAATTAAGATAGCTTTTCTTGATTCTATTTTTTGAGTTATCATTTGAATCTGTTGGCCTATCTGAGGATTCATTTGAGCTTGTTGTTGCATCATCATCATTTGTTGCATTTGTTCTCTAAACTCTAATTGAACTTGTTCTTGAGCCATTAGAGAAATATGTTCTAAAATATTTTTCTGAATAGATGCCATGATAGCAGGATTATTTCTAACCATGTTTGTAGACATGAAATTTAAGTGAGATGTAATGTGTGCTCTATGATCTTGGCCTGTGAAAGCTTGAAAAGGTTTAGCTGCCATTGCATCAATGTGCTCTAAGCTTGGATCTTTTGGTGCTGGTGGCGGAGGCGGAGGTAAAATCTGATCTATATTTTTAACTCCTAATGCATTGTACATATTTCTATACACGGCATATAAATTATGAATCTGTGGACTTGATGTTGCTAATTGTAATTCGGTTTGAGCCAAAGTAATTCTTTGAGACATAGAAAAAATATTTGGATCAGCTACAGGTAAAATATCTACTCTGTCATCAAAGTCTAATTGTTTAATTTGTCTTTGCCCACCTACAACATCGTAAGGATAATTTGGTGGAAGATAAGTTGCAATAACTTTTCCTAGTAATTTAAATTCTTGTTTAAGTGCTGTGTATAATCTTTTGTGAATTGCAGACATCACTTTAGATCCTCGCTCAAGAAGAGCAATCGTTGTACCTACTGCAGCGTTTGAATTACCTTCACCCACTTGCATTTCAGAAATAGATGCAAATCTTTGACCTGCTTGAACTACGATACCCATCAATTGTAATAAAGTCTGTGATGGTTCTTTGTAAGGTAAAGGATAGAAAGCGTCTCTTAATGATCCACCGGGTGCATCTACATCTTTAAATTCACCGGGCTGAATAGGAGCTGCTTCATCTCTAACTCTTACACCTCTTTGTTTAAATCCTGCAGGTAGATTGGAGAGCGTACCTGCATCTAGTAATTGACGTAAGGCTGAAGTTGCCGTTCGTGATAAACCGCCAATCATATGTATTAATCCAAAACCATAAAAGCCAAGTCCTGGTAAAAATTTAAAATGAACAAAGTATTGAGTTTTATTTTTCTTTGGATCTTCTGCTTTGTAATTTCTTCTAATAGATAAAATTTTACTTGATGTCTCATCAATAGTTACAATGTAAGGAAGTTTAATTCCTGTTGGCTCGCCATCAGGACCCATATCTTCAAAACCTTCTAAATCTAAATTAACATGACATTCTAATAACGTGTACATGTCTTCAGGTTTTCCTGATTTTCTAGACCCTTCAAGTTCTCTTTCTTTTTGTTCTAATTTATTTTCAATGTCTGCAGGTTGTCCTAATTCAATATCTTTATAAAAACCTACCACTTGTTGTTTTCTTAAATCATTTCCTGAAATTTTAATTCGATGAATAATTGCTTCCGCATCGTCTAATGAGGTAGCCGTGTACGGAACAATTAAATCATCTGCAGGGACAAACTTTGAAACAGCTCGTCCTAGTAAATCGTCATAGTAAACTTTTTTAAATGCAGAACCTGCTAAAGGTAAATGAAATAACATTTGATCAAACTCAGGTTCATACTCTTGCATCTGATCCATGATCTGATAGTTCATGAAATCTTTTACACGTTGAGCTTGTTGTTCTTTCATCGGGTTTACTGCACCAAGGATCTGGGTTCTTACTGGACCATCACTTGGTAATAATTCTTTATACGCCATCGCTTGAAACTGTGTCACCGCTTCAGCTAATACAGGATGTGTTGCACCTGATGAACCTTGAAAAGGTTCTGTTCTGTTTTCGTATTTAAATCCTAATAAATCTAATCCGCTTGTGTAAGCTTGTTCCCAATCTTTTCTAGACATTTTGTAATCATTGTAATTGCCTCTAAGCTCATTGCCTATCGGTTCTAAAATATCATCGGGTAATAAATCTGCTAAGTTATCAAAATGGTTTTCTGTTCCAGGAATGTTAATCGCACCAGGTTCAAAATCTATGGT